GTGCTCATCTTGGCAACTCATTTCTCATCATGTGAGTAATTCTAGTGGCTAAATTTTTAATAATTACAGGAACTTGACGATAAAGGGGTGTTTCTAAATACTTTGCTTGGGTTGGGGCAGTGTGTCTGGAATAAAGATTTTCATGAACATATAAAGCATAATGTGCAGCAGGACCACCATAGGTAACACGAACAAAAGTTCTATTGTTCTCTTGCCTAGGAGCATGAACAAAACCTGATGCCCTCAAAGCACCTGTATCAACAGGTACAAGTTTTTGCGATTCATTGAAAATAACATTTGCTTCTTCGTATATTGCTTTCTCCAAAAGATTAGGAAAATTACTTGGAATACGAGCAATCGCATCAGCCAACAATTGAATATCAGCACTATTAACATAAAAATCACGATTGGTTGTAGCCACTATTTACCAAACTTTACGGCTGTGTGATGGTCGCCATCTTCATCTTTCAACTGGTCAATTCCATAAATAATTGCTTGAGAAAAATCAGGCAAAGTCATCGTGCTAGTCAAATTAACATTAAGTAAAGGACCTTCTGTTAAAAATCTTCCAGTAACAGAAAACTCACGCTTATCCTCTGTACGAACAACTTCATCGTCATACATTAAACGACCTTTTTTTGTGTACGCTGTGCCATAACTTCTTTTACCATAATTGTCAAAAGCAGTACCATTAGTAAAAGAACAAGTATCTGGCATCAACTCATTAAACTCTGGGTCAAATACCATTATTAGTCAACCGTATCTGAACTTAAACCATTTGTCGGGTTATCGAACTCACCCAAATAAAAATCTGTTGTTGGAGTGAATGGACCACGATTGATTGTTGATTCAATTGCTTGAGGGTTAATAGTTGGGTTTGGTGGGGACAAACGCATTCTTTGTTCAAACAATGATTTAGCCAAAGCACGATATTCTCTTGCTTTGTTTGTGAATGATTTGGAAATAGAAATATCGCCAACTGTTTTAGAAACATTGTCAGCATCACGAGTAAATCTTGATGCAATAACTTCAGCCCCACCTCTTGCTGCCTCATAAGTATTTGTCCATGTGGCAATCAAATATGAAATCTCTTCGTCTTGTAAAAGCACATCTGTGGAATCAGTATCGTTTAATAAAAACCTGATAGCATCACGCTGGCTTGCTGATGGTGTGCCTGAATATGTGAAAGTCATTACAAAATCAATCCTTTGAACTGACGGATAGGTGATTCGATTGCTGATGCCCCATTGTGGTAAACCATGCAAGAAATCGGTGTTCCTATTTTAGCGTTGAAAAACCAAGATAAAGTAAATTGAATTGATTCCACACCATCTGGAACTGCGTAAGTGTTTGTTCCGGTGGTGTCGTTCTTACCCTTGTAATCCCTAGCAAAATTTATTTTCACATAGGTTGGGCGACCAGTTTTAGGTAAAGTTAAATGTAGTTGTGCTTCCCAAAAACAATGACCATCTTGGGTTGGGTCGATAGCATCTTTTTTGTCGAAAAGCATGGGTGTCCAAACTTTTGGTTTGAAAGATTGTTTATTCTTATCGTCTTTCCATTGAACATACATGCCCATTAAAATTCTCCTCTATTAAATAAGGGGGCGAGCATTTCTGCCCACCCCCTAAATTTTAGTTGCTAATTAAGCAACAATGCCGTTCCAGAAGTAGCCTAAATCTGACCCGATAACTTTGTTATCGAATGCCATTTCTGCTTCAACTCTGGATGCACGGATTGAATCCATACGGAATTGTGAAGTTCCGATAACTTGACCTAATCCTCCAGAAACACCTGTCCATGAGAAGGTGTAACCAGCAGAAGGGGTCATTAAGCCCGGATTTGGAGCAACATGTGCAAGTAAGGCTGTTTTGCCTGTTGCAAATGCGTACGCTTGGGTAGCACCTTCAGCATTCGTTGCTTTAATTGCTTTTGACACAATTACGCGAGGAATGTCAAACATTGCAGCAATCATATCTGCTGTGATTGTTTGTGATGAGGTGTACTTGATACGGTCAACTAAATCTGGGTGATTCTTGAGTTGACGGAACACTTCGTAACCTAATACGAGAGTGTTTGCTTCCATACCTGTATTTGACAAGATTTGTGCTTTGCCTGCTTCTACATCTTCGATTGGGTCTGAAGAAGTGTAGTTGCTCCATTGGGTTGCAGTTTGACCATAAGTGGCTGTTCCTGCTGTTCCTGCAATGGTTGTTCCCCAAACGCCTGCACTCATGAAATCATTTACGAATTGTAATTCTCTACGGAGTAATAATCTGTGAGTTACAAATTCGGCTGCTTCACGAAGTGGGTTTAGAGGTGCATCAGCGTTGGCAACAATCTGGTCTGGAACATCCTTGTGGAATGCCCAAATATCTGCACTGTAAGTGTCAGTTGAAAGATTGTAACCTCCACCAGCAGATTCTGTCGCTGGTGCTCTTCTTTGTGCTTCATCTCTGAACCAGTCGTTCTTGGTGTAGGTGAAGAACTTGTCGCTCTTCTTGTCTACTGGAATTACTGGGAAAACTTTATCGGCAATAAAGTTATCACGGTCTTGCATGTAAGCGATGCTAATGTTAGTAAGAATCGCATCAACATGCACATCATTTAATGTTGGTTGTGCCATTTTTAGTTAACTCCTTATATCGCTTTAGGTGGGGTAGCGCAATTTACAAGAACTGTAAATAAATCGTTTGCTGCTGAGGCTTCGGTTAATGCAACACCGAAGAAACGAGGAACTGATGCTCCTGCTGTTCCTGATGGTGTTAATGCAGAACCTCTACCTGATGTTGAAGTTCCAACAAGAGCACCTTCACCGATTGCTCCTCCTGCAACTAATTTTGACCCACCAATAACAAGAACTTCTGCTTCTTGTCCTGATGTTGGGTCATTTTGTAAAACTCCGATTGCTTGGTCAGTTAGCCCAGTAATTGCTGCTGCGTTTCCACTTGAATCAAGTTTTACGAAATTGTACTGATTTGTGGAAAGGTCTGCTGCTGCTACGAGAGTGACCTTAACCGAATAATTACTTATTTCGTATGCCACGATTTAAGCACCTTTCTCGTTGAGATATTGTGAATAAAGTTCAGGATTTTGAACTGCAACTTGTGCAATTCCTGCTTCTACGGAAGATGCTTTTCCTGAATCAACCAAAGACTTTGCCATGATGGTCATGCGACCATAAGCATTATCTGGGGCTGCGTTTATAGTGCTACCAATTTCAGCGAAAATGTTTGCTGATTCTGCTTGAGCATTCACTGATGTCAAGATGTCTTCAACTGATTTTGCTAATTTGGTGTCAACAGAATTTAGTTGGCGTAAAGATTTTCCAACAAATTCTGCATCAAGATTTAGGTGAGACCATGCTTTTGCTTTTTCGATTGCTTCTGCATCGGCTTTAGCATCGCGTTGCTTTTGCAACTCAATCATTGCTTCGTTAGCCTTTGATTCTGCATATTCTTTTGCTTTTCGCAAGTCCTCAACCATCTTAATTACTGCTTCTGGGGCAGACTTCAGAACTTCTTCATCAGAAGATGCTTCAACTTCGGCTACAACTGCTTCGACAGGAGTTTCAACTACTGTTTCTGCACTAGCCTCGACTGTTGCTTCGTCTTTAGGGGTTTCTTCAGTTTGCTCTTTTACAGTTTCCTCCATAGGGGAGTCCTCTCTGTTGAGCGATTCATCAAGTACCCTCTGAACATCTGACTCATCGGCTGATTTCATAACTAACCAACCTTCTGTCAAATGAGCAGGGTGGTCAACACCTGATGTTTCTTCTATTGAAAGATTGACCATTTTTCTGGCTTTTGCCAAAGTATTGCCCTCCTACATAAAAAGAAGTTGTCGCACATCAAAATGCGACAACCCACGGGTCTCGATATTAGGATATTAGCACAACTTGGGTTATGTTTTTATTTTTATTGCAAATTTTGAACTTTAGATATTGCCATAATTAAATTTCGTTCCGTTGCACCTAAAGTTGGTTGGTCATCAGCCCAAAACTTTGCGCCCATGAACTGATAGTCGTCTTGTGACATGGAACGCCAAACAAAATATGCTTTACGATTTGGTTCACGCTTAATAATAAATCCGAAGAAACCGGGTCTGGTTTCAATTTTTTCGCAATCAATTCCTGTGCTTGCCAAGACTGCCATGGTGTCATCAATGACAGTTTTCATGAAAGTTATCCTAACTGGTCGTACTCCGTTGGTCCTCCATTAAGGATAACAATAGGTCTTCTCCTAACCCTCCCTTTAGAAACAGAAAGTTTTATATCAATTTGGTCATAAGGAATGTTTTCTATAAGTTTTAAGAACTGGGGGTCAAGAAGTTGCTTAACCCACGCTTGAACAAAGGCTGGTTGATTAGTTGAACTCATTATTCATCCAAATCAACATACATGCGCTCAGCACGACCACCAATAGAATAACCACGGATTTCACCTTTTTTAATTTTATCCCAAGCCCAATCATCCCAAATCACACCAAGGAAAACTGTGTTCTGAGGAAAATTAACTGGTTGTGTTGTACCATCGGCTTTCAACATAGGTACTTGTGTTTGATAAGGCAAAGTCATAATTTCAACCCATTCACCTGCAACCACATCACGGTTATGTTGCAATCTGATTCTTCTGTCACCTGATTGAACATACTTCCAAACTGCTTGTTGCAACTCAGCCTCGTCTGTCCATTCGTTGTGGGCATCCATTGTGTTTGGAATATACATAGGTCCAAGTGTGAATCTTTTTTCGTCAACTGCTTTTGACACATCAAAACTTTCAGATATTTGTTTTGTTTTCTCGGCAATCTCTGGGGCAATCTTGAGCAACTCGGCTTCTTCAACCTCGTCTATATCAATGTTGCCACTTAGGAGATGGTCAAAAATTTGAGGTGAGGAATCAACCCATTTATTTGTTTCCCATCTTTCCTCGATAAATTCTTCATTCACATTGTCAATTAAAAGCCTGTACACTGCTATAACTTTGTTGTCAATATTTTTGATAAAAAATCTGTACATGTCACCTTTTTCTTTATTGAACTCAGCAGACTTTACAAAGAAAATTTCACGACCATTGACAATCAAAGGATTTGCTGCCAAATCACCAACAGCCAAAACACCAGCAGGAATTACAGTCTTTGATGCCATTCGAACTCCTTGACTGAAAAGTTTCCATTGTTCTTTCACACTAGGTGATTCCATGCGTTTCTCCCTTAGAGGGTGAGTTTTTTCTTTAGTGTCGAAACTAGATTTTGTATGGAATTGCATCTCGAACTTAAACCCATCTGGGTGGCGTACTTTGCCGTTTATGCCTTGGTAATCATCACCTTTTCGCCAAAAGTTTTTAACCCTTTCAAACTGGTATCCTGCATCACGCATACCGTCAATTGTTTTTATAGCACTCTCTGTATAAACATCTGGTTCAAAAAGTAGTGTGTAACGAACAGCATCGTTAATATTATCTGCTGCCCTTTCAACATTTCCGTTATATTCAACTGAATCATTTTGAATTTTTCTTGCTAAAGATTTTTCTGTTTTCAATCTGTGTTCAAGACCAGCCATGTCAGCACCAATAGAATCTGCGATTTCAACAATTTTTTGGGTCAAAGCAGGTTCGACTAATGCAACCTTGTCACGAATTCTTTTTGCAGCAGCATTGGCTTCTGGAGAAGATTCACCTTTTTTATTTTCAACCATGTTTGGAACTTTGTTAGTTGTTGTAGCCCAACTGCCATGAGAAGACTGGTCGTGTTGTTGATGCTTCATTAAACTTGGGAACTCAGCAAGAAAATCGTCTATCATTGGAAGTCGACTACTTAATTGGTATTTGCCGATTGGAACAATTGGTCTTTTACCATCAAAACCATCCATGAAACCTTGAGCCTCGGCTAAAAGTGAAGCATAACTTTCGGCTTGAAAACTTCTATCAGGGAACTCATCAATCTCTTCCAACCATTTATTTCTTTGTTCCTCATAATTATCGTATGATTGTTTACCTGTTCGTGGTGCGTTCTTTTTTGCTTGTTTACCTTCATCATAATTTTGACCATAACTTTCTTGCATCTGGTATCTTGAAAGATTATTTTTAATCCTTGATGCAATTGAACTGCCACCTTCACCAGCCCAAGAACCATGACTTAATTGGTCATGAGCCTCATGTTTGACCATTGAATCAGAAAGATTCTTTTCAGGAATAATCCAAAACTTACAAGCACCCATAGGTTGAACTTCAATATTTAATATTTCGCAACCACCACCACCTTCAAAGAAAA